TGTCGCGAATTACCCGCAGTCTATTTTCTTGGAAAGAACCTACTTTTTCTGGAATAGTGTTGTATTTACGCAACATTACTTAGTCCTAGCTGTAGCAAGTGCTTTCTTCATCGCTACATCGAATCGTCTGTTAAATGTATTACGAGAGATGCCATCTGCTATCTTGTATATAGGGAATCTAGGTTCATATTGAACGCTAGGCTCGTATGCCATGATGAGCTTTAACTTCTTTACGCCTTTACTCTGGCTGCGTTCCCAGATACCAGCTATCCCATTGATCTCAGCTGAGAACTGTGTAGGCTTCTTGATCAGTCCAGCTTTTCTATTCGGTATGTTGCCATATCTATTGAGTGGTGCGTTCTTAGTAGGCACAGCGATAGCTCGTTTCTTAGGTGTTTCAGTTCCACCTTCTACTTGAAACTTTAGGTATTTACTTTGGATCTCACCGCCTTCGATGATTGCAGTTAGTGTCCGCTTATTAGCTCGCTTACCTCTAAACTTACCTGACCGATACTGGAATGTAGTTTCTGTGAATGGTGTAGGTCTATCTAGATACTGTGGCATCTGTCTAGTGATCTCATTAGCTACAGCTTCTGCTGTGTCATTGATTGCTAGGCTGATGGCAAAAGGTAACTGATCTCTTTCGAACTTGTAGAGATTCTTAGATACTTCTTCTACATTACTGGATAGATTGATTCTCATTTTTCTACCGCTTTCTTTAGCACAAACTGAATAAACTTGATGTCATCTTCACCAAGCCAAATATCAAATTCAAATGCCAACTTCAAAATATCTTCTTTACTTAACTCACGATAATGTGGTGCTGTATAAAGTGGGATATTGGCAAGACTTGATTTTTCTTTACTTGCAAAATGTTTCCCATCCCAATATGCAATAGGTTCGTGATTACTCATGCTTACTCCATTCTTTTATTGCCCACTTACTAGCATTATGTGGCTTAGGCTGTCCATGAAAGCAAATTACAGAGCCTTTTATATTTTGTAGATCATGTGCTTTATAGCTGTAGATCTGATCTGGATATAGATCCTGTAGAGAATCTACCTCTTGTTGCATGGCATAAGCTATCCATTCCTGATCGCCATGTGTCATAGATGGCTTATCTTGTTCTACCCAGTTATCGTAGATATGAGAATAATCGCCATTCCATGTCATTACGCCTGATCCATAATTCTCTGGGAAGTAGAAGTCTGTCAGCATAGCCAAGTGATTAGATCTAGCTAAGTAATCGATATTCCCAGCGATGATCGTATCGAGATCAAAGTAGATCGTTCTGCCTGTGAATAACTTAAACATATAGATCTTGCTATACCAGCCATGAGATCCATCGGCTTTGATGACATTTACACCTTTTTCGTAACCATCTTGATCACTGATGCAATAGAAGTTAAATGGTAATGTGAAGTTTTCTTTTACTGCTTTGTAGAGATTGTTCACATATCTCGTGCCTTCGCTGCAATAGTTCTCTACATTCACGCAAACAATCGAGATCGAATAATTGATATTTACTGTCGTAGTGATGTAATCTCTTAATCGAATAGATGCCAGAACTTCTACAGAGTTTAGGGGATAGCTTTCGCCCTCAAATCTGAAAGCATAGCCCTGATGCCCATTAACGATAAGTGGATAAATCCTAGCCCATCTAGGTTTCCACTCTACATCTAGCCCTTGACCACGCTTCACTACATCTAGTATTTCGCATCTGAAATAGTCTGTGTCGTAATGGAAATCACGATCCAGCTCGATATTCAATGATCCGCAGAAGAAGTCTTTACCTAGCACTTCTTTAAACTCGCCTACCCTACGATGTCCAGAATACTCGAAGGCTTTACTTGCACCACCAGCACCAGATCTAGTATGACCTGTATATTTACGATCTGGCATAGGTAATGGCTTAAAACGATAAACCTTACGAGTAGGCTCATGTAGAGCTTCACCGATGTATTCGTAAGTGAAATACTTAGCAGCTGCTTTAAGGATATTTTGTAGAGAATAATTACCCCAGTATCTACTATCTACATTTCGTTCCACTACGCTATCTTCTGCTGAGTATGGATTTTCCCAGAGCAGCTCACCATCTTCTTCTATCTGTCTGCTTAACCAGAACCAGATGCTATCGTGATCACCGCCTGTATTTTGGTAGATATGATGATATAGAGAGAATAGATAGATCACATCGTATTTACCTTGATCGTGCCATTGTTTCCCCAGATTCATGTATCTAAACTCTACATTCTGGATATTGTGATCAGCAGCTGTCTTAGTATTCTTAGCTACTAGATCTACATACTCACCTTGAACTGGTCTGCCACGATCTAAAGCCACGACCTTTTTAGCTTTTTCAGCAGATAAAAATGTCCAGAATCCATGATCGCAGCCAATGTCTAGCACTCGCTTACCTGTTAGATCTGGTAGCGGAATTGCTTTTAGCTTGTCAGTCATTCTGCCTTGAATATTGCACACTTGACCATTGATAAGGTCGAACTTTTGATAATCAGACATTGTATTTCTCGATTCTTAAATCTAAACCCTCTTGCTGGCAGTATCTCTGAATCAGAGCTTCCCACTTTGTTATTTCTTGACCATTAAAAGGTAAAATATGATCGTAAGCCTGTAGAGCTTTGATCTTCTTATTAACTTCTTGAACTGTGAGATCGATAGTGACATTGGTATTTATTCCGAATCCGAATGTAATTGGCTTACATAGTGAACTGACATATCGATGAACTTGTCTATGGTGCTCGTGACCATATTCACCTACTGAATTGTGCGTAATTACTGCATCGTAACCAGATATATCTAACCATTGTAAGTTTTTAAGCTGCTCTGATGGCTCGCTTTCGACCTGTGGCAGAAGAATCCCTCTAGCATTTAGACGATGGCATGATTCGAAAAACTTCATGGCACGAATAGGATCATTTCTAGGGATCGAGCAGCAGATAATCGTGAACTTACGATATTTATATCTAACTGGTAAACCACCAGCCCAGAGAGCTTCATCATCTGGATGAGCCACTATTATTGCATTATTCATGCCGAGTGCATCGTCTAATATCATCCCTTATCCTCTACGCATTTTTTGCAATAGAACTTATACCTTAATCCATCTGGGCTTTTAACTACTCGACCTAAATTCATCGGCATCGATCTATGGCATCCATCACAGTAACGCTTGTAATTGTTTTCTTGTGTCATCTAGTAAATCTTCTTCTGTAAAACCATACTTCTTAAATAAGCCTTTTGTAGAGCCTAAACCATGCACTCCAGTATTGCCACGATGATGCTCGTAACAAAGTGGTATTAAGGTGGTGTAATCACCTTTCCCCCAGCCACGACCAGCACGAGCATGATGCAATTCTACTGGTGAATCTATCAATTCCAAATTATCGAATAGCCTACGACAAATCATGCAGCCTAATCTAGCTACAAGTGCTTTATATTGTTTTTCAGCCAATGTCATCGAGTATTTCTATCGTTCTGTCTATTGCTTGCTTCTTCAGTTCGCCATACATCGATGCGAGCTTGTGCAGCTGCAAGCCACCAGTAGAGATGAGTTTCCCTTTCACTAGCGATCTTGTAGGCATCGAGCTGTAATAAATAATCTGGATGTGCTAATGCGTAATGCTCTGCTCTGCTGATAGAAGATTCATTACATTTAATAACCAGCTGCGACTTTACTACCTTCATATATTCTGCAAGCCAAATCCTCTGTGCTCTGACAGCTGCATACTCTGGTGAATAATCGAGAATGTATTGAATAGCCTTATTCGGATGAATAGTGCTCATTGATCTCTGGATTTCTTGTTTTTCCATAACTCTAATAATCCTATTTCCAAATCTTCTCTGGCTTTAATTCCACGATTAAGTTCTACTAATTGTAGATAGTTTCTTCTTTCTTGTAGAGTTTTTTCTGCTATCCATCGCAGCTCGCACTCTCTACGCCATTCTTTTGATGATGTATCTACAAATAAATCCATTAAAACAATGTAACCTGTCTTTGAGCATCCTCTAATCTTTTACAAGCAATATCAAAATATTTTTGCTCTCGTTCTATGCCAATAAATTGTTTTTTCATATTCATACAAGCTACACCAGTAGTGCCAGACCCCATAAATGGATCGATAATTGTTTCTACATTTTCTGGTAAATGACTAATAACCCATTCCATAATACCTATAGGTTTTTGAGTAGGATGATCACCCCTAGGCTCTTTATTAGCTCTTAACATACCATGCCACATATATCTTTTTAGCCTAACTGCTTTATTTAAATTAGTCCATGCCATTTCAGCATCAGCAAAATCTGTAGCACCATTTTCTTTATCCCAAATTAACCAGCATTTTGTAGGTGGAAGTTCAAAATAATTACCACCAAAAATTATCTGCCATTCAGAAATTGACCTAATAAAATCTACAGTTTCTTTAGAAATTGGATCATTATCCCAATCATCATCACCATAATCTTTAGATATAGCTAACTTACCTCTTGATTTATTTCTACCTTTAGATTCACCTATGCCATACGGAGGATCTGTTACTACTGCATCAAATTTACCAAGAGTAGGCAAAATATCTGAGCTATCACCTAAATATAAGATTGCATTACCTATTTCCACTCTCATGCTACCGCCCTCTGTGCCATTACAAAAACGCACTTATCTTTAAGCTGCTGATAGCTCAGACCTTCTGATCTAAGACCTAGCTCATTGGCTTTAGATACGATCCCTTCGTTACTAAACATCCAGCTCTTGTCATCAGACTTTTTATTTATGGTGAATTGACCTACTTTAGCCCAGTTTCCAGATATAGCTTTTCTAAAAGCAGCATCCCAATCAGCATACGAATATCCATTAGATTTAGCAGCATCTACAAAATAATCAAAGTGCTTTTCTAGTTGCGTATAACCATTTTTAGTAGCCCATGCTCTTATCGCATCTGAAATACAAAAATCTTCTGGCAATCCAGTTTTTATAGATTTTTTAACTTTTTTAGGTTTATTTATATCTATATGGTTATTGGTTATTGGTTCTTGGTTATTGGTTAGTTGAACGGATGTTGAACGCTTGTTCAACCGCTTTTCAGCAGATGCTCTACCAGCTTTAATCGCTTGTTCATGTTTTGCATGATATTTCTCGATTTCTTCATCACATCTCTTATTTATATAGCCATGTGGAGTGCTTTCAAAAAAACAAGTAAGCACATAATCGACTTCATCGACATATTCAGCCATACCTATTTGACGAGCAATTAGATCAGCTTCACCTGTTAATGGTTCTTCTTGTAGATAATATTCATCTAGCAATCTTCTATACGCTAGATCTTCTAGAAGGCTTAATCTTCTAGTATGGGCTGCATAGTCCCCAATGTGGAAAGAGTAGTAATTCATATTGTCCCCAGTCAAAGGTAGTCACAAAAATGGTGGATAAGGCAGACTGGTGACTAATCAGCTTTTCGGTCAATTTAACCTAGCCATATCCATAGCTTAAACTAGAATTCGAATATTTCCAAATTCCAGCGATTGTCCTTCTTATGCCAGCCATGAACTACGATCCGCATACCAGATGCGATCACAGCTGGAAAATTATCATGGTTCGAGATCTTATCGATACGAGCCTTCATGTTTTCTTTAGTAGTAGTCTGCACACCGACAATATCTTCACCTACACATAGCACATCAATAAACCCATATAGATCTTGTCTGATCTTGGCAAAGTTATTCCATTTTTCTGTGACTTCGCACAGATACCCATGCTCACGCATATAGGCTAGGCTACGCTGTGTAGGTGTCATCCGGTCTTAGCATCTCTTTAGATAAACGACCTTCTGACAGCTGGATCAATTTATCAATGTGCTTATGTGGAATTTTGCGAAAGCTAAAGCTAAATGCAGTCTGATAGCTCATACCCATCTTTTCTGCCAGAGCCTTGTAAGATCCAAATTCCTTCAATAAATGCTGTGCTGGTGTCAGTTTTTGAGCTTCTGATTCCATAAAATCCCCTAAAAAGTTCTACAAGTATAGCGTTTCTCTACATATTTCTACAAATTAGGGTAATTCCCTATAAAATATCTCTACAAATTGTAGATTATTTGCTATACTGATCGCATCTAAACGAAACAAAGGAGTAACTAAAATGATTGAAATTCTAAAAGGTATTTTTCTAGGCATCTGCTTTTTCGTCATCCCATTAACAGTATGGGTTATCCGCACAGGGGGTCTATGATGCCAATCTATCGCGTAGCAGTTACACGCCATTACATAGCCGAAGTAGATGCTTTCTGTGCTGATGAAGCCTGTGATTACATTGAAAGTTTTACAGAAGAAAATATGGTAATGGAAGATCAAGATCTAGAAGTTTTAGAAGTTAGACCAGTTACAAGGGATGATCTATGAACTCTTATGAAATTAGATTGAAATTGCTAGATGTTGCTGATCTTTTAAGAGATGCAGAACAAATAATTCGCCATCTTGATTATGACAATCGTCAAAAAGATAATCAAATTGAAAATTTAGAAAAACAAGTTGCTATATTTGAAAAGGCTTTGATGCAAAGCAGAATTGAAAAATCACTTGCATTAGCTGATAGAAATAGATTAGTAAAGGATGAACAATGAATGTATATACAAAACTGATGGCAGCTCGCATCGCTTTACAGAATCACAAGTTAGAAAAGACTGGAAAAAATACTTTTTCTAAATACACCTATTTCGAGCTAGAAGATTTTCTACCTACAGTCCAAAAGATATTTCACGAAGTAGGCTTATGTGGCATAGTTAGCTTTAAGCATGATCTAGCAGTTTTGACGATCACAGATGGTGGTGAACAATCTATCCAGATCACTAGCCCTATGGCAGATGCCCAGCTGAAGGCAGCCACACCAATCCAGAACTTAGGTGCAGTCCATACTTATCTTAGAAGGTATCTATGGGTTACAGCTCTAGAGATCTGCGAGCACGACATTGTAGATCCGCTACCAGCCCAGATCAATGTGCAAGAGTTTATAGATGCCATGCAGCTTACCGATACGCTAGAGCAGCTGACTAAGGTATATACCCAAGCTATACAAGGGATCACAGATAAAGAAGTAATTAAGCAGTTAAAGCAAGCCGCAGCAAGTCGTAAAAATCAATTAACTACAAAGGAGTAACTATGAAAACGCAACGCCAATTATTGATCGAACTACTTAAAAAAGGCTGGATCAGTCCACTCGATGCACTAAAACACGCTGGCTCGATGAAGCTATCTACTAGAGTTAGTGAATTCAAAAGAGAAGGCTATGTCATTCTAGATAAATGGCATCCATCTAAAGAATATAAACTCTACAAAATGGTGAAGTGATGAGCTTCTTTATTTTAATGATCCTATTCTTAATATTTTGTGAACTCGACATCATTAGAAGGAAGCTATGACTGAAAACGATAAATCACTCATTCGCCAGATGATGAACGCTGGAAGATATAACGCTATCTATGATCTTATGCCAGCTTTTAATCTACAAAAATCTAAAGACATCATTAAAGATATGGGATCAAAGTGGTGCTGCCATCGCGATAACCAGATCAGAAGATTAGATGTGCCTTTAGAGATCCTAAAGCAAAACCAATCAAAAATTTTAAAAAGGAAATAACATGGATTATTCATTATTGCAGATACAAGTATTAGCCAGTTTTAGACAGTGTTATGAATTCGCTTTAAAAGGTGATTTTAATAAAGCAGTATTTTTAGCTAGACAAGGTTCTGAACTAGGCAATCAGTTATACGATGCACTTATCAAAGAATCTAAAAAGGAATTAGCATGATCGAGCAAGGTAGCGATGAGTGGTTCGCATCCAGAGCTGGAAAAGTAACAGCCAGCAGATTAGCCGATGTGATGGCTAAGATCAAAACTGGTGAAGCAGCCACTCGTAAGAACTATAAAGCTGAATTGATCTGCGAGAGATTAACTGGCATTAAGACAGAATCTTTTACTACTAAAGCTATGGAAGTAGGCACAGATCGTGAGCCAGTAGCCAGAGCATTATTTGAAGCTAAATATGGTCTGATCGTGGATGAAGTAGGTTTTATCGATCATCCTACTATTCCGAACTCTGGTGCTAGTCCAGATGGTCTTATCGGATCAGATGGCTTACTAGAGATCAAGTGCCCTAACAGATCTACGCATCTGGAATACTTCTTAGATGGAGTTCCACCAGCTAAATACATCCCACAGATGATGTGGCAGATGGCATCTACTGGTCGAAAGTGGTGCGATTTCGCGAGCTATAACCCTGATTTTCCAGAGCACTTGCAGCTATTCGTAGTTCGACTGCATCGAGATGATGACAAGATCAGAGAGATGGAATCAGAAGTAATGAGTTTTTTAAACGAAGTAGAAGTAATCTTAGCCAAAATAAGGGATAAATATGCCGATTAAATATGATGTGATTGCCAAAAATGGCACATATAAAGACAAAGTAACTAATGAAGATCGCACTAACTGGAAAAAAGTAGGTGTATGTATGGATACCAGATCTGGTGGTTTAGCAATTAAGATCGATGCTTTACCTTGCTTATTTGATGGATGGCTACAGCTCACAGAGCCTAAACCAAAAGATCAGCCAGCAGCTACACCAGCACCAGCAGCACAGCCAGAATCTAGTAATGATTCGGACGATATTCCTTTTTGATGTAGAATGACAAAAGACCTAGTAGCTACGAACTATCTAGGTCTTTCTAACCATCATTGAACTGGAGTGCAACAATGGCTAATCAAAATTTTACATTAAAAAGAGAGCATCTACTTTCTCTTTATGAATACAGAGATGGATCTCTTTACTATAAAAAAAATGTAAGTCACAAAAAAATTGGTGATTTAGTAGGATGCTTACATCCAAAAGGCTACTATGTGACAGCAATAAAGGCTAGACAGTATTTAATTCATAGGCTTATATATATGATGCACTATGGATATATGCCACAGTTTATAGATCACATAAATAATATTAAAACTGACAATAGAATAGAAAATTTAAGATCTACATCTATTAGTCAAAACGCACAAAACTGTAAAACCCCAAAAAATAATACATCTGGCATAAAAGGAATTACTAAACACAGAAATAAATGGTTAGTAAGAATATCTACAAATAATAAAAGAAAAATTATTGGTAGTTTTGATAGCTTAGAACTTGCAGAGCTTGTAAGTTTAGAAGCTAGAAATAAATATCATAAAGATTTTGCAAGACTAAAATAACAATGGAGTAATTATGAAACCGCAACAAGTAGTAAAAGAAAAACGCATCGAGTATCTTTTAGAACGCATGAAAAAAGAGCCTATGAATTGTCACCAGATGGCTGATGCTGTAAATACTAATGTGAAATGCGTTAGTAAATACATCACAGAATTAAAGTTTAAGAAGAAGATCCATATTCATAAATACGAAAGACGATCTGGATCTTATGGCGTTTTCTATATGGCTGGTAATCTGCCAGATGCGATTAAACCGATCCCATTAAGCCAGAAGGAATATAACGAGAGATATAAGGCTAGAAACGCTAGAGTGACTAAATTTAATGCAGAGAAAAAAGCAGAGAATTTTAAGTTTACCCCTAGAATGGATATAGCTGCCAGCTGGATGTTCAATCCATGTTAGTAACTATCTTAACTACCTTATTTTTAGGGCTCGGCATTGGTGCTGGCGTAGTTTTCGCAGTTCTTTTTACACTTTGGTATTTAGAGAATAGGAAATAATATGGAATATTTAGACATTGTTATATGTATCGCTGTGATCATGTATATAAAAGCCATTATTTTATGTATATGGATCTATTCGAAATACGACCATCTTACCGAATGGCTTGTAAACCATGCACCTATGACATGGGAAACTTATAAACGACTTTCACATATTAAAAGTGAATGTAATCAGGATTGTAGCCAAGGCAGAAAATGCAGCTGCGAGAACAAATAACATTTTTCGGATTTAAACCTATGTTCTGCCCAGAATGTCTAAGCAGTAAAAATGAAGCATATAAAACTAAATGCCTTGAAACTAGAACCTTCTTAGATGAAGCAGATGATCAGCCTATGGTGATCAGAAGGCATCGATGCCCAGAATGTGATTTCACATTCCAGACAATCGAAAAGCCAGTTTAGATTAGCTTGTTATACAGCTCTGTGCGATGCTCAATGCCAATAGTTCCACCATTGACCTTCTTAGTCATACCTAGAAGATCTTTAGCATCAGCCAGAGCATTTAAGTTATTAGCAGACCAGAACCAGCCAGCTGTAAGAGCTGCATATTCTGGAGTAGCTACTAGATCTGGATTCGCGACTAGATCAACACCTAGAGAATCACCAGCCTTCTTGTAGTTAGCCTTACCTGTGAGCTGAATAAGACCACGCCCACGATAAGCATAACCATCGCCATATTCAGTATTGCCTAGATTCTTTTTGCCGAATTCACCGCCATAGATAGCATTGGCAATACCAGCTTGATCTGCTGGCTGCTTTCCATCAATGCGACCATATTTATTACAATCTTCTTCACTTATGCGATGTCTGCCGAATAGAGCTTTTAGAGCTTCTACCTTGTAATTTAGACCTTCAGATACGCTTTTAAACATACCAGATTCATGTGCACATTGAGCCACAAAACCAGCGATTCTTTCTGGTGTATTGATCTCGAACTTGTCACAAGTAGCTTGTAGAGAATCAGCCCACTTATCAGCTGTAGCCTGATCAACAATTTTTAAAAGTATATCTTTCATATAGCCCTTTTAATTTCTTAATGATTTTTCTTTTAAAACTAACATTAACTGGAATAGACATATATTTAGCAATATAAAAATGCTTATTTAATAGATAGTCTTTTCTCTGATCTAATGTCATTCTTTTTTACCCTTCATATCGATAATTTTCTCTAATGTGCGACCACCAAAGTAAAAACTCATAATAAGCATACCCCATTGACCAAGTAGCTCTACATAGTTGTTATTTACTTCAATATCCCACGCAGACATCATCGCAAAAGTAGAATAAACCACTAAGATAAATACTAATGTCATAGGTCTAATATTCTTAGATAGCCATGAATCTGACTTCATATCAGCTTCTAATCGCTTAGTTAGCTCTTGATTCTCGATGTTATCAGCGTTTAATTCTGCTAACTTACCTTCATTCTGGATCTTAGTAAGTTCTGCCATAGCTTTAGCTTTAGCTTCTGGATCTGGCAATACTTTATCGAGCACCTTTTCACCGATGCTCATAATGGCTGCTAATGGGATCATTCTTTCACCTCATCATCTTTCTCTTTACCAATCTTACGACCAGCGATGCCACCTAATGTGCCGATTGACATATAAGCCACAGCTTTTAGGATCTCTAAGAAAATGCTGTCAATAGGTGCTAATTCCATCTTCTGTTCTTCAAAAGCTACAGCCCATAGAACACCTAAAGCTATCACGAATAACATGGTAGATAGAATTACTACGATAAACGCCCAGATACGAATCTCGATTTCTTCTGATGACATTCTACTCATTACTTACCCCCTAAAATTGGATTATCCATAGCTTCTTTAAGTTTTTGATCTACATCTTTACGAATCTGTCTTAGTTCTTGATCAGTTTCTCTACGAGCTTGTTTAGTATCTCTCTCGACTTGCTCGACTACCTTTTCTAGCTTACGAATATCGTTCTTGATGTCATTTTTAATATCTCTGGTGTAGTCGTTAGTCTTAGTCGATGTTTCTTCTACAAGAATTAAACGCTTATCGAATTCTGATAGATCTGGAGTGACATATTCGTTTATCTTTTTTTGCATGGATTGATAAGATTTATATACCTCGAAAACGCCATATAAACCACCAAGAGCAGAAGATACAATAGTGAATAAGACCATCAATTTAGCTGGAGTGAACTCATAGCCACCAATGCTAATAACAGTATCTTTACCAGCATACTTCTTGACTGCTTCTTCTATTTTATCGATGCCTTTATTGACATCCTTAATCTCTTCGCCATTGTTCATCTACTAAACTCCTATGAATACGATCACTATGCTGCATCATTCGTGCTGAATTACGATTTTCTTGGATTGTTTTCATATTGGCAATTATTCGCATGAATGAATAATCGATAATTTCTACACCTTTAGGAAGTTCTACAGTTCTGATCTCTACAGATTTAATCTGACCTACTTCGTTCTTTGTAGAATCTACTTTTATATCTCTGGCTACTTGCTTAGATTCTCGCTTTTCTTCTCGTTTTTCTTCTTTCTTATCCTCTTTTTTGCTCTCTTTTTTTTCAGTTTGAGCTGCCTGAGTGATCGTCTGAGTAGTTACCTGACTAGGTGGCTGGCTAGATTGTGCAGCTGATGTAGAAGTTTGAACTGGTCTAGTGATCACTTCATTGACTACTGGATCAGCGACTACTGGAGTTTCCATAGTTACTGTGCCTGTAGTGCTTACTTGAACGCTAGGGGTAGATGTAGATACTGTATTAGTGCTCGTAGCTGGCACGACATTAGCTAAAGCATATGCTTCGGCATATCCTGTGCAATTTCTGTCATATAGCGGATTCTGAGAGCATTGGTAATTAAAATAAGCCTGTGCATAACCTTGGCAGCCAGAGTTATATAACGGATTTATACGACATTGATTATTAAAATAAGCTGCTTCATAACCTATGCAAGTAGTCGCATATAAGGCATTTAGCGAGCATTGTTGATCATGATACGCTTGCTGGTATCCGCTACATTGAGAGCTATAAAGTGTATTTAGGCTACATTGTTGATCTAAATAGGCTTGCTCATAACCTATACAAGATGGTCTATAGAGTGGATTTAGAGAGCATTGTTGCAGATCATAGGCTTCTTGATAATTAGGGCATGATGGGCTGGCTAGTGGATTAGTCACACAAATATTGCCAGTTCCATTCGCTAGATAGTTAAATGGCTCATCTGTATGTAATCCATTCTGGTATCTATGCTGAGTATATTCACCTAGCGTAGTGTCACCTGTCATACCGATAGTAAATGGTCGATCTAGGTGCACTTTATTGTAATACATACCTATGAATCCATCTGGTCTGATCTCTACGCCAAAAGTATTCAAATTATTAGGTCTGCCGAATTCTGAGATATTTTCCCATGTATATCTCTGATATTGTGGAGTGCCTTCAGTTAAGAATCGACCTGATCCATAATTGATTAAATCAGTCTGTAGAGCCATGATCGAGTAATTAAACTGATATCCTTGGCTAAATCTTAGATCGTATCCAGAGCAGCACCAATGATTATTTATTGATCCAAATCCTACTACGCCATTACTATACATAAAGCTATCAGTAAAGATACGACCATAGTAAGGAAATGGAAACTGTAATGGCACATGAGCATAGCCATCGTCTGAAATATTGTGCTGTATTACTTGTGCCTGTGCCAAGCTAATAGTGGCTAGTAAGGCAATTATCCACTTCATCTGATCTTAGGTCTATCTGGCATCCATTGTGGATTTTGTTCCCAGATGAGTTTAGCTTCTGATCCGATTTTGCCATTTATAGGGCAGATTACGCCACTATCCCACATTGAATACCACACTCTAGCATCTTGACAGAGTAGCGTAGTAGCTACGCCTGTCATTCTTTGAGCTGATAAAGCATTAGCCAAAATGACTAATTCGCAGTTCTTATCGGTAATCGTAGAACCCATAGAGATACCGAAAATCTGAGTTTGAACTGCACCGCCTACACCACTAGAGCACATAAAATTATTGATTGATGTGATGCTAGGGCTAATCGCTGATGGTGGTGGTGATTTAACAGTAGTTTCAGCTTTAGATGTAGATTCTGTAACTATAGGCTGTGCTTTCGCAGAGCTACTAGCGAACATAAAAGCAATTAAACACGCCCAGATCGCTAATATCTCTCTCATTACTTACCCCACCAATGGCTGAAATATCCAATAACTGAGCTGATCGCAGAAACTAAAGCCATGCCAGCCCAAAAGCCGCCACGACCTTGATTAGCCAAAGCTACTAATTGTTCGAGCTGATTTTCCATCTTATCCATCTTTTTTTCCATGCTCTCGAACTTTTTTTCGTAGCCTTGAACTCGTTCCCACAGAACGCCATATTTAACTGGATCGATCTCAGCACTCATAAATCACCATTATTCAGCTGATTGACGAGCTGCCATTTCAGCAGCGATACGAGCTTGTTCTGCTTGATAAGCTGCTACTACTTCTGTAGTCCATGCTGTCGCACATACAGCTTGCACATTTTGTGGCATAGCTGATACATCACTAGCTGGTGCAAAAGACCATCTATGATATGTCTTAGCAATTTCCACTCCATCTCTTTCAATGCGAGTAGCTTCACGCACTTGAACTATGCCAGTTTCTAATACTTCAATTTTATCTATTACTTTTGTTTCTGTTAATGCCATTTTTAATACTCCTTTTTAAATGCCAAACTAACGAATCCACGCTAGTTAAGTAGATGTTGTATATGTTACATTGACCATAATGTCGTTACCTAATCCACCCCATGTAATAGTTGAAGCATCTATATACATTTGAACCCCAGTAGATACTACTTGTGCTCCTCTAGGAGTAAAAACGCCTGTTCCCAATGTTGTTACTGAAGCCGCACAATTTTGATTTGGCGTAAAAGGCAAAGTCATTAGCACAGTAGTTCCTACAGGACTGCTTGAGCCACCACTTGCTACTGTAATAAAAGCCAAAATGTTTACTGTTCTACCAATTTTTGTGTAAACACCCTCATTTCTAAAATAACTAGTGTATGAGCCACTTGAGCTAGGTGTTAGTGTTGGTGCATAAGTTCCTTCTTCATAATCATCTAGTGTATTAGCATCTGATGAAGCTGATTGTGTAGCTTGAAATTTAACGCCTTTTAACCCTACTAAAGATAAAGTATTAGCATCCACTTCAAATCTATCTGTATAAGTTCCTGTATTTTGAGAACCTTCACCAAATCTAACTTTTTTACCTGTAGGGAAAATAATAGAAGGATTATCTGAAGTGCTTGCACCTGAATAAAGCTCTACCCATGAAGCACCATCAGTAGATTCTGCAATAATAGAACCTACACCACCAGCACCTGTGCCTTTTACTTTATGAGCAGTAAATCCGCTTCCAATGCTAGGGCTTGAAGTATTAACACCTAAATTTCCTGATGTATCTTTATAAAGCTGACCGCTACCAATATTAACTACTGATGTATCACCAGTAAAACCATTGATTACTGGAGTAGTTAGAGTTTTATTAGTTAATGTTTGTGATGCAGCAAGTCTTACAATATCAGCGACATCTGTAGTCTGATTGATCTCAAATAATGTTACCCACGCATCATTATCTTCATTACGCATCTTTAAAAGATTATTAGCTGTGTCATACCACAACATATTTGCGAATGTAGTAGATGGTGCAGTAGCACCAGAATTTAAACTTCCTAATGCTTGTAAGGCATCATTAAGATCAGAACGGAAGGCTGGAAAACCTTGGTTCGCTATTGATAGATCATGCTGTGACATTTATTTCCCCTTTAAGCTGCTAGTTCCCCGTAGCCTTTAGCTACATAATCGAATGTTCTATTTACTACAGTTCCACTAGAATTCTTGAATCTAATTGTAAAACCAGATGCTGATTTAGTGGTAATTTCGTAGTAATCTCCTTGAGCCAAGTTCTGAGCTGCAATTCCCAGAGCTGGCGTAACTTTGTAAGCTGGCGTAAATGTGACTGAATATCCACCAGCAGATGTGCCAGAAGCTATATCGTTTCCAGAACTTACTCGATCTGGCATATCAATAGAAATAGATAATTCAGATACAGAAGGGCTAGATTCACTACTAGCAGAAGTTAAAACGATCTTAAATCTAAGTGCTCTAGCCTTGTAATCACCTACATAGAATCTACGATAATCAGACCATGTAGGAGTTCCAGCTGGATCATCATCAGTCGTAGAGATGTAGAACGCTACATTCGTATCACCATAGGTATTAGGATCACCATCAAATAAACCTGTAGCTGAATCAAATAAACCAGTTCTATCATCGAATAGATTTACATAATCTACACGACCTACTTTGATATTAGATGTAATTCGACTTGTATAAGAACTGCCTAGATCTACATATCCTAGACCGCCACATGATAGATAGTAAGTGCCCTCTGTAGAAGTGTATCCACCGCCACCATCGAAATCACCATCTCTATCGTCAAAATCACCTGTAGCAGCATCGAAATCGATAGAAGTATCTAAAACTAGCAAGCCTTCATCATTTAGGTGAACTTCTGTCATAGATCCTGAGAATGTAGGATCTTCTGTGACAGTTTCCACTACATTTAGACCTTTAATATCTTCAATAATTGCTACGATCTCAGCTGGAACTAGAGATTCATTACCTAATTTATCGATAGCCTTAATAAAGTAAGTGCCTGTCATAGCTGGTGCTACAGCGAAGTTCGCTGGTCTAGGCACTTTTTCTACTAGATCTATGGCATTAGAATAAGTCGCAGCTGTGGTTTCCCTAGCATGACGAATACGATAATGTGATAAATCTAGATCAGCTACTGGTGTCCATGTCAGATAAGCCTGTGCACCTACGATATTGATAGAAAAACCTTCTACATCAGCTGGTGGTGCGATCTTACCGACTACTTGATGAGATCCCTCAGTCCACGCAGAGCTTACATTTAAGCTATTGACTGATTTTGCTCTAACTTCGTATGTATAGCCATCGAGCACATTGTAGAGTTCGAATCTATTGCCAGTAGCTTGTCCTAAGTTGATCCAATCGGCTGCACCGCTTAATCGAGCTTGCACTTCATAGCGATTCTGGAATGTATTTTCACCAGTTACATCTACTACCAGCTTAGTGATCACAGCTTCAGCATTGACATCTAATTCATCTGTAATAGCGATACCGCATGGATTGACTGTGAATGGATCAGGTAAATTCGTGTCTGGTGCAAAATCTACAGTAGTTTCTGATCCATTAGCCCAATCATAGATACCTGATGCAGTTTCTCTCAGAGCTAAATTGACTACTGGAGTTTCTCTGCTGACATCAAATTCCCAGCTTAATACCTCGAAAACCTTGCTAGACCATCCATATCTCGCGAAATCTAGATAAACTGTGTCGCTAGGTTGAAGTGCAAAAGCCTTCATATTGCATGACAAATTAACGCTGATCTGCTGTCTAGCCTTCTCTAGCTCGATCTTGGCTAATCGTTCACAAGTTGCAGATGATGTCGTAAATGGAAAATCTGTATCACGCCAGATAGTTTCACCATCTTCAGCAGCATAAGTAGCATTAGTTACAGCTGGGAATGAATTAGGCTGATAAAGAGTAGCTGGCTCTGAATATGTGCCTTTTACAGCATTGAAAATATCTCTACGACTTTGTGATGCTTGCATAGTTACAGCATCTACGATCTCATCTTCAGTAATCGTGATAGTAGGCGTTCTATAGGCAGCTACTCTTAATGTCCACTTACCACCTACATAGGTTAAAGTGCCACCGCAAGCAGTAAGCATTTTAGAGATGACATTCTTAGGCTGCTCAGAAGTTAAAAATGAGCCATTGATCGTATAGCGTTTTTCTGTGCCTGATTTTAAAGTAATAGTTTCATCACAAATATCGGCAGCATCACTAAATGAATCATCATCGATCTCAGCAGATGTAGCACCTAAACCATACTCAGTATTAGTCAAATAATCACGAATACATAGAGCAGCGTTATTAGAATAGGCTGTAGTGCTATCTCTAGGATCGAATACTTCTGCACCACGCACTTTAGCTGTGAAGTTTGGCATACCTTGTGGAAATACATCAGCGTTATAAATCAATTTAGCAGCAAGAATAGCGATGCCACGATATTGATAGTTAGCAGCTGTAGTGCCAGCAAAAAATGGTAATGCTGATTGTGTAGGTGATCCTAAAAGCCAATTAAAGCTAAGAGCTGTAGCACTACCCTTATATGTGCAAGTATAGGCATTACCAGACAAAGTTAGAGATAGAGCTTCATCATTCGCATAGACTGTCTGAATAGAATTGATCTTATTCGTAGCTAATGCGATAGCCATGTGCATAGTTTCGTTCTTAGCACCAGAAGATTCCATAAAAACAATCGTGCCACCGATACGAGTTTCACCATAAACGATACGACCATCGGCATCTGGTGATCTAGTAGAGATCAGCTGACCTCTTAGGGTTTCCCCTAGATCTGGAGTTTTCTGGCTAGGGCTAAGTAAAGTAGATACAAGAGCTGTGCCAGCTGTGATCGCAGCTGCTGTAGCTGCATAAGCAGTCACAGACATAGTGCTGACTGTAAAACCTAAAGATGCACCACCAGTATAGACAGCTGCCGCCACTACAGCTGCTACTGCCGCTACTTTAAAAATGCTCTTAAATAAACCCATTACTTACCCCAAGAGATCTGTTTGTCTGCCAATTTAGCCACATTTTCTAGGCTATTATCACCAGAGTATCGTGCTAGTTGTTCTTCATTAGTATATTTTCTAGCTCTTGGTCTTTCCAAATCGATAAGCACATTTTCTACGCTGATAGAGATAGTGGCTGTAGATCCATCTTCTTGTATCGTCATAATATCCATACGACCAGCGAATACCTGATATAAATCGCTTACTGGCTGATTCGTAGAATCTAGAGCACCTATATATAGTTTTGCTGGTCTGCCACGATAATTCTCTAAAAGTGCTAAAGCTACTAGGCTAGTATCTAGTCCAGATAGAGTGATATTGATACCATTTGCAGCTAGATCTGTGGTTTCACTAGATGTAGAGATAGATAAAACTGTGCCAGATCCTACCCATTCTTCACTATTGGCTGTGATATTTCCATAGCCTGTCCAGAATCTAATCGTGTCAGAATCAAAACCTAGCTCGATAGCATAAAAAGGCTTTAATTCTGTGGCATTTAGCTCTGTAGATAGTGCAGCTGGCAGAGATCTAGACATTAGAGAGCTTCCCTAGCACCAAAAGTGATGCCATAAACGCTGGCTTCGTTAATATCCCACATAGTCTGCCCAGAAGTAAGACGAAATACGCCTTTAGGTGCAGATACGACTATTGCAGCATTATCCGCTGGGCTAGTTCTTAGATCTGGGAAAATAGTCAAAGTGGCATTACCAGAACTATCGCTATTCACATCATCTAGAACTTTATGCAATTTAGCTGTAGATCCTGATCCTAATTGAATGTAATCACCAGCTTTCAAAATGCCAGTTACGCTAGTAGTCCAGCCATCAGTTTCCAAAGTATTACCACTCTGAGATGCACCTTTTACTAATGGAGTGCCAGTAGCTACGCCACGAGCTGTAGCACCAATCGGATCACCTAATAGGAATGTGCCATAAGAGCCATTTAATTTAAGTAGGAAACTAATCCAATATTCTGCGACTTCACGCTTCATAGGTGGCAGACTAATGTCAGCTTCCCAATATTGACCAGAATATTTATAGACTTGCTGTGCAGCTGTAAATGGTGACTGAGAAATCCCTACAATGTTATTAGCCACTAACTTAATTTTAGCTATGTCTGTAGAAGGTAGTGATAAAGGGTAGCTGATACTCATCTTATGCCATCATCTTTCCAAAAGTTCCACCTCTACGCTTCGCATCAGCTACAGCTGCTTTAGTCGCATCCATGATCCTAGGCATCATAGACTGAATTTCAGTTCTTACTGTCTGAGCTACGCCAGTAGAGATATTGATTGTCTGATTTACAGTAGTTCCAGATCCACCTATTTGATCATTAGGCACAATCGTTCCAGTTTTATTAGGCACAAATACCTCTGCACCTTGTTCGCCTACCATGTAAGCATTACCGCCTGTGACTGTGCCACCAGATGCACGAGCACCAGATAAGCCTAATCCTAGAGCCTGTGCTATAGGTGCAGTAATCATCTGACGAATAGCCATACGAGCTATATCAGCAATAATGCTATTAGCCATAGATCTAAATGCTTCAGATACAGAATTAGTCCGCATCATAATGCCTACTAAGGCATCTTCCATGCTCTTTAGACCATTGGTGACTACTGTCTGTGCAGCTTTATTCACATTAGATGCTTCTTGTGCATAGTTCTTCAATGCGACCTGTGCACCATATTCCCATGATCCATTTAGTTGCTCTTGCTTAATTAAAAGTTCTTCAGCAGCCTGTCTAGCTTCATCAGATGCAGCTGCAATATCTTTTAGACCTTGTGCAGCATCAGCTTTACTGATCTTACCTTCATCTAGCATACGATTGATCTCAGCTTCTTTTTCGATCTGAGTATCGTAAATCTGCACTAATCTCTCTACAGCTGCCTTCTGCTCATCAGTCATACCAATAGTAGCCATCGCTACTTGTGCCTGTCTAGTCTGCTTGTCTAGATTTTGTTGAGTGGTATCTACTAATTTTTTGAGAGCTTCACGACCAGCATCGATCTTTTTCTGATCTACTAAAACTGGTGCTTTAGTAACTGTCTTAGATGTTTCTTCTGTGATGCCTTGATATTTTTTATATAAGGCTTCAATTTCTAAAAACGCACCAGCTGTTTCTTTTGTAGGTGGCTTTAAGAAATCCCAGAATGACATTCCCTTCTCAGCTGCTACCTTATTGATCGCAAATAATAGACCGATCACACGATTTATAGGAGTAAGCAATTCATTCGTGATCGCTTTACCAGCACCACCTACGACTGTGGATAACTTTGTAATATTGTCGTTAAAGATCTCTGCTTGTTTTGCAGCTTCTGGCATAACTACGCCACCAAATCTGCCTAACTCATCACCAGCATCTTTTAAGCCTTCACGACCAGCATTTAATAGCGGAATAAGATCAGCACCAGAACGACCAAAAATAGCCACAGCTAGAGCTGTTTTAGATGCACCATCTTCGTATCCAGCAAATTTATCAGCTACTTCACCCAATAATTGAGAATTGCTCTTTAGAGTGCCATCAGTATTCTTTACAGAAATACCCATCGCAGTAAAAGCATTGTAGGCTTCGCCAGTTCCACGAGCTGCTTCACCCATGCCTTTAGATAGCTTGACTAAGCCTGTCTGAAGTTGAGCAGCATCGACATCAGCTAATTTAGCTGCATATTTGAGCTTAGATAATTCATCAGTAGCTATGCCGACTTTTTGCGACATCTTGAATAGCTCATCCTGTGCATCGATCTGGGCTTTAATAAACCCAGCGAATACAGTTGCAGCTGCGATGACATTAAGAGCTTGAAAAGAAGTTCTAAGAGTGCCTAGGCTTTTATTGATCGAATTAAAGGCTGCCTTAGTTTCATCTATGGCAGATATAGCAATTTTTACATTTTGATCAGCCATTTAACGCCCTTTTTTCTTAGCTCTTTCATCGCATATTTCAAAATAAGCTAACCATTCATTCATTTCGGAAACTGAGATCTGCTCAATTTCTTCAATGGTTTTCCCTAGTCTGTCTGCTAGGGCAATAACATTCATGCGAAAGTTATCACCCCTTAATCGTTTCCCTGTTCACCTATGGGAATGACAGTAGCAAACATTTCGCCAGCGATACGACTGATAAGAGTAACTGGTTCACGCATTAAAAAAGGTCTATCTTCTAATGTGAAAACCTTCTCGCCAGCCTTATCTTCAGCCTTCTGAATAATTAGATCTACCATCGCACCTACTGACATATTTGTAAGAAAATCCTTATGCTTACGCTGGATCTTATCTACATCGTGACAAGTAAGTGCACTAATAAATAGCTGAAGTGGCTCATCCTCACCCCATTCAGCTACTTCTAATAATCTTCTTTCAGCTGATCGCTTCGCAGCGATTCTTTCACCGATACCCATGATTAGGCAGTAGCTTCAGTTAGAGCACCTGTGCCTTGGAAAGTGATAGTAGCTTCCACAAGACCATCATAAGAACCAGTAATAGATTTACCTGTAATGATTGCAGATCCGCTATAACGCATCGCACCAGTAGCAGCACCCTCTGGGAATACTGTAATAGTGATAGATGCACCAGCATCAGCAGCCATCTGACCGCTTGTGTCTGTTTCATCCCACAAACAATCTAAAGAACCTGACCAGCTTGTTAGAGAAGGCAAGAATGTGCGAGCTGAATCGCCCATAGTCGTATCTTCTAATGTGTCTGCTGTAGATTCGATAGAATAACTACGAACTTCAGCCACAGTATTAGATGTATTGAACTTTACTACGCCTTCAGAACCTTTATGAGTTGCCATTTTTGATACTCCTTACAAAAAATTTTGCTTGTTAAATAATAAACCTAAACCGCAATTTCTACATCATTTTCCATCGTTCTATATTCAACCATGATAGAAATTCTGCAGATACCTACTGGCTTTTCACCATCAGCTTGAAAATCGATCTCTATAGAGCTAATAATCGTGTCTTTTGCTAGACCACCACGAGTTAAATCTACAGTTAATGCTTCTTCCACTTCTAAGCTGATCTGATCAATAGTATTATCTAGATTGCTTGTAGCTATAGCATATCCTTCTACTACTACCTCTAGAGTTCTAAACTGTCCTCTAGGTTTATGAATTGTCTGATACTCTACTGATTCATTTTTTGTATAAATACAAAGTCCAGATAATTTACCAGCAGCTAAAGGGTAAACCCTAGATCTATACACATTAGAACCAGTAGTAGATAGACCAGTAAGAGTGGTAACGATGTTATCTCTGATCTGTTTTCTTACATGGCTCATTATTGTTTTTCCAATACTAAGATTGTCATTCCAGTTCCATCTGGCTGAACGACTTTGATCTTATAAGTTACGCCACCAGTTACGATGGTGTCATCTTCTACAGCTGTAGATACATCAGATGATCTTACAAAAAACTTAGGTTCTGCAGACACAACACCTACACCACCACCCATATCTACTTCAACAAAATCATTATCAAATATGCCTGTAATAGTAGTAGTGGTGCTAGAGTGCGTAAATGTTGCAGATTGACCAAAGTCAGCTAATAAAATAGCTCGATCAGCTGCTGATTCGACTGCCATTATTCGGCTACCTTCTTCTTATAAGTGCGTTTTTGTAATACTGGTTCTTCGCTTGATTCTAGAGCTACAGCACGATTTTCTATTACTGGCTCATCAACATAAGGCACAGCCTTGCCCATACCCATCAATTTTTGAGCTTCAATATTAGATAGCTCTAGAACTTGACCAGCATCATAATGCTCTTTTTCATGCAAAATGCCACGAGTTAGCTTTACTTTCATTTCCATAACTCCTTCAGTTTTCCTGACATAAACTTAATTCTATTAGGTCTTTTTAGATTATCCCTAATTTCGATCCATCTTTTATTATTACCAGAACAATGATGATGCGTAGGCTCGCTTTTCTTAGCTTGCCACCAGTATTCTCGACCATCTTCTCGATTCTCATACTGATCTATTCCACAAACATACACATGATCAAAGTTCATATAGTCAGCTATCCAGATCCCTAATGCACCAGAAAATCCGAAAGATGGTGCTATACCGCTATGCACAAAATCAGATCTACCTTCCCAATTATTATGATGAGAAATCTTCTTAGCTGGATGATCTATGACATATTCTGCCATCTCTTTATCTAGAAAAACAATGAAGTCTAGATCTAGAATCAAAGTATGCTGATTTATACCCATCAGCACATTGACATCTGGCATCTTCCTTAAATCAGAAGGGAGATTAACGCCACCACCGAGAATCCCAATGGTTTTGCCAATCCCCCAATCTTTATATTGTTCTAGTCTAATCACAGAAAAAAGAAGGGCATTTTACTGCCCTTCAAATCACTTCACGATTAGGTAGTCAATACATCTTTAATCGCTGCGAAAGATTCAGCGTGACGAACCGCCACATCAACATCTTGATACATAGCGATACGAGTTGCACCAGTAGCAGAACCTGTGTATGGATCTACCAAGATGTCTAAACCACCGAACATACCGATCATCAATTCGCTGAAGTTACCGAAGATCACAGCAGAGCAAGTGCCTGATGCTGTGCCTTTAGTCAAATCAGATGGAACTAATGTAGTAGATTCAACACGATAACCCAACAAAGTATTGCTGTCGTTAAGGATGAAGTTACCTTCTACACCAGATGATTGACGAGCTGTAGAACGCATCTTAGCGATTACTTTAGGATTCGTTAAGAAAGCCAAGTTACCAGCTAATGCGTTATCGATAGCTACTTCGCGTTCCAATGCTACCAAGTTAGAGTAAGTGATCTGTGCACCATTCGTGCCACCAGCTACAGAGCCGATGCCTGATGTGCCCAAGATACCTGTAGGCTCAGATGTGCCACCGCCTTCGATTGCTACTTCGTCAATCTTAGCAGCAAACTGACGCATCATGTCATCACGAATCACAGCTTCTACAGAAGGATCTGATTGATACATCAATGTGCGACCAATATCAACATATTGCACAAGGCTCTTAGGTGACATAGTAACCTGACGGAAAGATGGTGCACCTTCAGAAGCTGGTGCAGCGTTTTCAGCCACGAAACCTACAGAAGTCTTAGCGTTCAATGCTGGAATTGCCACATTACCCTTAAGACCTGACATCATGCGAGCACCAAGGCTAGAGATAACTAACTTAGCACGAAGTGCATCGATAAAGTCACCGCCTAACAAGTCAGTAGCTACTAAATTGCTACCACCAGCACCAGATGGCAAAGTCTTAGTGATGTCACGCTTGAAAATGTCAGTAGGCACATAGAAACCACGAGCTTCTTTACCATACTTACGAGCCAATTCTTGGCTAACTTCAGCTTCGAAACCTGATAAACGACCAGTAGCTGCACCGCGAATAGCGTTCATCAATGAATACTGACGAACTTCTTTTTGGTTCATACCGATGTCTGTAGTTTCGATAGGCTTGTCAGACAATTTTTCTAACAATGCACCGCGGAATTGCTCGATGCTCATACCTTCAGAAATAGCTTTGTTAGCTAGATCACGCTGATTGTGACGAGCTGCCAATGCCAAGATTTCAGATGCGTTACGCTGGAAACTTTTTGCAGCTTCTTCACGAGCAGCATCTTTTACCGCTTCTAGATTTTGATCCATTTTATTTTCCTTTACAGAAATTGATTGATTTAAAGATTGATTTTGTGAAGAAGTTGCAGAACGCCCTACTCCGACTGTCACATCGGCTGGTATAGACACTACAGAAACTTCCATCGGCATCCAGCTTTTCACACGATATGAATTGCTATCTGCTTTTTCCATGCGACCTACACGATACCCAATGGAAACATTTCCACGAATACCATCAGTCACATCACCATAAACCTCGTTAGCTAGTTCGCCTTTTCCAAAACGCACTACAGCTCTTAATCTTCGAGCTGATCCATCGAGATCTACGGATTCGATTACACCGATCTGCTTTTCTGGATCGTGATCCAGTAAGAGTGGTGCACGACCTGAGTTCAAGAAACTCAAATCGATAGATTCTTGTGAATGATCTAGGATCTCAGCACCGAAACTGCGTTCTACTGGAGTTTCAGAGCTGATAGCCATACGCACTCTACGATCATCGATAGCTTCAGCCATCATATCGTCAGCACGAGTAGTCAAATCCTGAGTTTTACGAGCTTCTACATAGCCTTCAGCTAAATCTTCTGATACATCCTCAGTAGATCCTTCTGGTGGCTCTTGGTGCTCATCTTCCATTTTTTCTTTAGCGAAGGCAATAATGACAGAATCCTCTGTTTCCATTACTGACTGAATATGTCGTTTTTGTTCCATTCTTTCACTCGCTTCTTCGAATTCAATAGGGCTAAAATCGTGTTCTTTTAACCACTTTTTAGCATCATCAACGCTATATTTTGTTTTGTCAAATCTGATGGCTTGAATTTCTGAAACGCCATCTTTAATGCCATAAATAAAGTCGATTCCATCACCACCTTCGTTATTCTTTCTGGCAAAAGAATCATATTGGCTAGGATCTTTTAATCTGGCTGCGTGTTCATTCGGATAAGGTCTTTCGTCATAAGAACGAGATTCTTCGTCTATTCTGTCCATAGTTTTCCCCTTAGATTCTGCCCATGTCTTACCGACATCACCACCCCATAATGCCCATGCAATTCTGCCAGCACTAGGATAACCTTGTTCGCCATGTCTAAAACCTTCAGCTTCTTTATCTACTTTATGTCTAGCAAAATAACTGATCATTCTACGAATCGTATCAGCAGATAATTCTCTTTTATTGATAATATCCCTAGCTCTGGCTACACCTATTTCTGTGCCACCACGACCAAATTCATCACGCCACTTCAGACCACGATCAGCTTCTTCAGCCATCGCATCTGTAGGAATTGTATTGATCTCTACGCCTTTATAAGTAGTCATATTAAGCTGCCAGTAAAATTAGCCATTCTTCATCTTGTAGATTCTGGATACCAGATGCTGCGATCTGCCCAGATTCTGCCTTAACTTCTGCACCAGTTACGATAGCTTTCGCATCGATGCTGATCACGCCATAAGCATTAACCTTACCAGCTTCTGCTTTGGCTTCTACACCTATAACTTTTGCGACTGCATCAATATGCACACCGATAAATGGCATAGGTCTAAAGTTACCACCAGCCATAATAGGTGCTGGCTGTGGCTGTGGCTCATTACCTGTAGCAGTTACTGTGCCAGCTGATCCAGTAGCAGATGCACCAGATACACTACCTGTAGCGTTACCAACACTAGATATAGTGCCAGATGATCCTGTGGCTTCTACTCCAGATACTTGTGCTACTGAATTTCCATATGCCACGACTGATCCAGTAGCTGCTGAAGATTGAGCACCAGATACCGCTACGCTTGATCCAGCATAAACTGGCAGAATTGCTACAGATCCGCTACCTTGCACTCCAGATACAGTCGCTTTAGCTTGACCGCTTGCAGAGATAGTAGCTACAGATCCAGTAGCTGATACTCCAGTTACTGTGGCTGTGGCATTTAGAACGCCAGCATCATCGAATAAGCCATAGGCATCATCGAATAGACCAGTAACTGAATCAAATAAAATCATGCGATTCTAATTAAAGCTGATGCACCAGCAGCTGGCAGATCGATAGTGAATGTGCCATTCGTGCTAGTGATATTTCCACCAAAATCATAAACCGCTACAGCTTTATTAGATTTAGATGAGTTATAAACTAAGCAGCCACGAGCAGTAATAGTCGCATTAGCAATCGCTGGATCTGTAAAAGTTACATATCCTGTGCTACCTGATAATCCGCTAGTAAATCCTGACAATTCCACGCCACCAGCTGTATATCCTGTGCCTTCCACCTCATTAGTTGCAGAATAGGCAGTAGTAGCAGCACCTAAAGTCGCTGCATCTGTATAAAGAGCTAGTTTATAGGTATCAGCTGACGAGTGAACGCCCTCTAAAACCTCTTGCTTGTAGCTATTACATAGGGTAGTAGTGATCGCCATTCTTATTCCTCAATAGATTCAGCACCGATTACAGCACCATTCGCACCACGAACTAATGTGATTTTTCTGCTACGAGTAGGCTTGTCATCATGTTTTAGGTTCAAATTTAACTCAATAGGATCAGATTTAACTATGAATTCTGGATTCAAATTGATTACTTGCTCAGTTCTTGCTTGTGGCTGTGGCTCTTGAACCTGATCATCTTGTGGATTTACTACCTGTGGATTAGCTGGTAGCTTTTGACCGAATGGCTCGAAGGCAAAACTAATGCCAAACTGTTTCGCCATCTCTTTTTCACGAGAGATCTGGTCGAATGTTTCCTCGATATCACGCCCATATTGATTAGCCACATCTTGCATAGATAAAATGCCATTCTCTAGACCGACCACAGCTGCGTTAATCTCTTTTAGTGGATCAACCCAGTTAAATCCTCTAGGTCTGAATGATGTTGCATCTGCGAACTTGTCAAAACGAGTAATCGGTAGATTGATAGATGCCTTCGTCATAGCCATAGTTAGCCATTCTCTAAAAATAGGCTCTACAAAGTGCTGGATCATAAATTGCTGTAATGTTTTGTAATGATCTCGATCTTCTAATGTGCCTTGACGAATAGAAGAATAAGATACACCCTCTAGATCGTTAGATAGAGAGTTATACGAAACGCCTAAACCAGATGCAATACCACGCAAAATAGCTTTTTCAAAATCAGCGAAAGCAGTAGGTGGATGTGTAGGATCGAAGGCTTTGAAATCTACGCCTTTAGGTAATTGGTGGAAAGTCGCTGGTGCAGCTTCCATAATTGGCACATATTCATCTTCCATGCCATCACCAGTAAAGCCATCACCCTCTGGGCTAGTGAAAAATCCCATCTTAGATGCACCAACACGAGCAGCCACGAGTTCTGCTTCACGATAACCAGCAAGCATTTTTAATGAGCTGATTGCAGTAGCCATCATAGGCACACCACGAGATTGACCAGCTCTCTCTTGCATGAATATATGAATGATATCGTCAGCTGGCACTCGCACACGCTGAGTATTCATCGCAGTAGCATATTGCAGATCGTATGGATGTGCATTTAGGATGTGATAAGCAGTAGGTCTGCCATATTTATCTACTTCTACGCCCATACGGATCTGAGATCCATCAGGTAGAGTAGTCGTATATTTATCATCTAGTAGATCTGGCTCGATAAACTGTAGAGCAAAACCATCCTTATTAGCGTAATTCCTAACCTTTTTGATCAGAACTTCACCATCACGAGCTAGACATTCGATAAACATACGCTGTGCATCAAGCCATGACATCTTTCCATCTACTGTGCAATTACCTAATTTACCCCAGTTAGCCCATCCAGTTTCTACAATCGAGTTACCAACATTATCAAAACCGCCAGCATTAGATAATCTAGCCTTAACTTGAATATTTACGCCAGTTTCACCGACCACATTAGCCTTCAAAAGACTAATAAATCGTTTCGCATACTCGTTATTTCTAGCTAGATCTCTGCATCGATTTCGTAGAGTGACAATCGCTGGGCTTATTTCAGCATCTGGTGATTTAGAAGAAGTTACAAAGTCAGCAAATAATCGACCTTGATTCGCACCAGCATAGTTACGCTTGGTGATGGTTTTAGTAGCTTTACGCTTAAAAAAATCTAGGATAGCCATTAGTTAGTAAACCTTACTTTAACAGTTGCACCAGTAGCCTTACCTCTACGAATTCTTTCATCTCTTAGCTGCTTATTGTATTCGGCTTTATAGTAATCACGAGCTTCTACAAGTTCTGCGAAAGACATCTTAGTAAGTGAACGACCAGCTACAGAATAATTAGCTACATCAGCATCAGCCTTACCTTCTAATAGGCTTTCGATCTTATCGACCATGATTTCTGCATGGCTTCTAGGATCTGCACCATTAACATCGAGATCAGCTACAGCTTCAAAGTAGCCACGATCTACTACGATGCGTTCATTATCAGATTTACGCTTGATTTCAGCTTGCCAATGATAAAAACCAGCCACAAAATCATCTGAAGTAGTGCTAAGAACTGTGGCAGTAAAAATACCATTAACTGATGTGCAAGTGACTTGCACTTCTGTGCTGCCACCACCTGTGATGCGAGCTACATAGGTTAGATCGTATAGCGTAGGATCATAGACAGCTGATAAATCTGCTCGCTGCCATTGAATAAAATCACCTACTACCACTTTTTCTGGTTCGGTCTGTAGTGCATTGGCTATGTCGAATAAGTTATTCAAGACTTTTACCTCTATTAAATTATTCTAAGTTTAACGCCAGCCATTCACAAAAGACGAATTTCTGGCTGGTGTTTTTCTAGTTACCGCTGGTTTATTTGTATTCTCTGGCATTGATTCTATATTTTCTTCTCGATTTCTCATAAATTTATTGGCTAGAGAATTGATATTTAGGTTCAAGATCGAGAAAGCAGCCATCGCATACACTCGCATATCGAGTGCTTCGTTTCTAGGTCTGGTCTTTACATATTCTCTACGAGCAAAACCCTTATGATACTTTGTGACTACTTTTTCAGCTGTGAGTTGCTTGAAATACTCATCTGGTCTATCTATAGGGAAGTGACAATAGCCAGCACCCTCAGTCGTAATCTTTAATCTAGAGAATAATAAGTCTTTCGCAGTATCTACGCCTACTGGGAATAGTTTAATTTTGCCGATGTTATTTGTAGAAGGTCTGCCTACAATCGGTTTACCAGCACCACCCACACCTTTGATCGCAAAAATCCGCTTGCCTTCTCTTGGTCGCACATAGTTATAGACTGAATTCGTATGATGACCACCAGAATCGATACACGCACAGCGAATACTTAGGGTAATCCCTAGCTCGTGATCAAATTGCTGATTCAATATGTTATCAAGATCGTGCCATACAGTAGGGCTAGATGGATCACCCCAGAGAGTTCGATAGTCTATAGACCAGCTTTCTTCATCTCTACCCCAGCCGACTACTTCGACTTCTAAACGATCATCTTGCACATCCACGCCAGCTGTGAGTAAAACGACTTCTTTAGGTAGCTTATCACCCCAATCTTCTCGCCTTTCAGCCACTTGATAATCATCTACAGATTCACCTTGTTCTTCCCATGTTTCACCCAGATAAGTATTTACCCATACTCGCAGAGTTGCTGGCTGTTTTCTGGCTTCTAGAAAATCTGCCACGCCTTCATGTAGCATAGTCCAAGGGCTATAAAGTGCTGAGATGTGAAATCCAGCGATCCCTCTAAATTCAGCATGAGCTTTCCATTCGCCATGACGAATAGCTCTCACACGATCAGCTTCAGTCCACACGCCACCGCACTCAGGGCAGACATACTTAGCTGTATGTGGCTTACCTTCATCCCAATGAACATTTGCCCACTTTAGGATCTGTTTTTCACCACAATGAGCACAAGGCACATAGTAATATCGCTGATCTGATTCTAAAAATGATGCTTCTATTCGGCTTGCACCCTTGTTAGTAGGTGTAGAAAACATACCGAACTTACGATTCCAGAAGGTCGCACTACGCTTACGAGCCAGCGTAACTGGATCACCCTCACTACCAGCTGATACTGGATAACGATCTACCTCATCGCAGAGCACTACACGAATAGGTCTAGATGCCAGAGAGCTAGGGCTATTAGCACCACAAGCAGTCACATGACCACCAGTAAAAGACTTGTGTAGAGTGGTATTTCCAGAATCTCTACTTCTAGGATCTTTAACTTTCCCAGATAGTGATGGCGTATCTCTCAGCATTGGTGCAAGCCTGTCTTTACTCCATGTCTGTGCCATATCGAGAGTAGGCTGCACGACTAGCATAGGGCTAGGATCTTGATCGATGTGATAACCGACCACATTGTTCAAAATCTCAGTTTTGCCGACTTGTGCAGAACTCATCACAATGATCTGATAGACATCTGGATCATTAAAAGAATCCATGATTCCACGCTGGTATTCGGCACGACTTGTCAGCCATCCACCAGCTTCAGCAGATGCTTCTGGTGACAGCTTTCTAGAACTGTCTGCCCACTCGCTTACTGTGAGTTTAGGTGGTGGCTTCAGAACTGATGCGATTGTCATCCCCAGAGATTTCCTCAGTAGAGATGCTTGCTTCAGACTGACCAAATTCGACCAATTCATTTAATGCTTCCATGACATTGTTTTCTAGAATGTCTTTAGCTTCTTTGACATCCTTCGCTGTAAATACAGCACTTGCACATTTTGTAGGTAGCGAGAGTATCTTAGCTCTAAAGTTCGATAACTGCTCTGCATAGACTTTAGTCACTTGCTCGATCTCTACGACTTTACCCTGTTCCTTCATTAGTTCCAGCTCTTGTAGAGATGCTTCAGCTGCCAGTTTTCTTCTCTTAGCTTCGTCTATATCTACAAGATCAGTATTGCCTACATAGTTTCCGATCTCTCGCTTCTTTAGCCACTCGATCACATCTTTAGTTTCGTAGTCGCTACCACCCCTACCCAATCTCTTAACCAGAACTGGGAAATCAGGTAATTTCTGCATCTGAGTGAGCCATTCCTCAGATTTTCCTATGATGTCCGCTAATTCTCTTTTATTTACGATCATAAATCTCTACATTTTGTGGATTATTTGTTGTTCAAAAGCAACACTTTCACAGCTGTGATCCCTTAGTTCTACAAGAAAAGTTCTACATATTCTGACATCTTGATAGCTTCCTTCAATCAAAAGCTGAATGTTAATAGTCTGGCTCTAGGCAAACTTCGGGGTCGCGAATTACCT